CACCAGATAAGCCCAAACGACCCACATTAGCACCCGCTTGAGATATTTGTTGAGCAAGAGCAGTACTCATACCAAAAGGTTGTTGTGCCGCAGTTTCCAAGCCTTGAACCTGTCCCAAAGCAGTCGTGTAAGGCGAATAAGCCGCTTGCTGACCACCATAGTACTGACCCATAGCTTGTGAGCCTTGACCCAATAGTCCCGCACCAAACAAGACGTTTTGTTGTCCATATTGTTGAGCATTAGCCGCAAGTAATGCTTCTTGTTGAGCACGAGCATTAAACAATGCCTGTAATTCAGGAGTCGTAGCACCCAAAGTGCCACCTTGAGCAACAGATAAACCGCCACGACCTTGTTGTTGGAGTCTGTTTTGCAGATTAGCCAACTCTAACTCACGACCAGGTTGCAACAATGCCATCTGCTGATTGAGATAGTTCTGAGCAACATCTTGAGGATTCTGAGCCAAATACTTATTACCCAAACCAAACAAACTTTGTGCACCTGTTTGTAAAGGAGCAAATGCTTGTTGTGCGCCTTCTGCTTGTTGCAAACCAGACTCAGCCAACTTAACCAAGCGGTCTTGAGCATTCTTAGCTTCAGGACTTAGTGTGTACCCTGCGCTTGTCAATTGACCCGTTACAGGATCGACTGCAAACTGTGAAGTACCAAAGCGAGTAGTCATTCCGATAGGACGGAAAGCAGCAGATTGTTTAGCAGCCGCAGTTTCAGCATCAATCATTGCTTGCGCTCTTTGAGCCGCTTCACGAGATGTTTGTTGTTGGAGAAGGCCTGCCGCAGTCTGTGCGCCACTCGTAATGAAATTACCAATGTTTGTAGGTGTAAAGAGACTCTTAACTGCCGTTGGAATCAATGATGTTGCTATGTTTGTAGCAGTTGGCGTTAACGCAGATACTGCCGCAGGTGCTACTGCCGCAGGAAGTACAGATGCCGCTGTTGGTGTTAATGCTGTAGCCGCAGTAGTAGCCGCAGTTGTTGCAGGAAGTGTCGATGTCGCAGTTGTTGCAGGTGTTAATGTTGAAGCCGCAGTTGTTCCTGTAGCAGTAGGAGTTACCGCACTTGCTACATTAGGAGTTGTCAACAATCCTGTACCACTACCACCTGTTAAGTTGGTCAATGTAGGAACAGCCGCACCAGTAGTCAACGCATTAGCCAGTGTGGTTGCACCCGCAGTACCACCTGCACCACCTAATGCAAGATCATAAGCAGCCAATTCAGCCGCAGTTAAACCAGTAGTTCCAAGAGTAGTCGCACCACCTAACGCCCCCGCACCACCAAACAATCCACCCGCAGCAGCACCGCCTAAAGCGGCTAAAACTACAGGGTCTTTAAAGGCATCTACTAAGCCACCAAAAAATGACTGGTCTTCTTTAGTTTTTATGGTGTTTACAAGATCGCCAGTAGGACTATAAACCTGAATTGGTGTTCCAACAGGGGATTTATAGTTAACATCGCCAGTTGGGACTTTTTCAACATAAACATTCTCAAGACCGCCAACTTGCTGATCCATACCAGAACCAGTAGTTTGATATTGAGGAGCAACACGAGTATCACCAAGGGTAACACTTGAGCCAGGAGGAACAGTAACCGCAACCCTAGAAAGTACCTCACCCTCTGACAAGCCAACAGCTTGAGCCATCTGAGCAGGAGAAACTCCGTATTGCTCCATAGCTCCAACAATCTGTGCATCCGTCATATTCGGATTGGCAAGTAAGAAATCTATAATTTGTTTGCTAGTTACAGCCATAGTGGTTGCCTCTTGTGTCGTTTGTGGCTCTGGTGTGATAACTGGTTGAGTAACTGTTTGTGCAACTGGCTCTGGAGCTACATAAGCAGGTTCTGAATAAACTGGTTGTGGAGAAGGCTCTGGCGTATAAACAGGCTCAGGGGCATAAACAGGCTCTGGTGTTCTAATTGGTTCTGGAGCAGTAAACAAACCCTGTGGTTGCACTTGTTCATATCGTTGTTGTACTTGCTGAACAGGAATTCCAACTGCTTCAGCCATCATCGCTGGTGTCACGCCATACATATCCATTGCCGCAGCAATAGCGGCATCACTCATGTTGGGGTTAGCCAACAAGAAGTTCACTATGTCTTGACTTGACACTGCCATGATTACTCAGCCTCTTTAGGGACTTGCGCTTCAGCCTGTTCTTTAATCTTTACGATAAGAGGCCACACGCCACTACTCGAGGGCAACTGCCCCAAAGTCTGCAATACAAAGTTAATCTCGTTAACGTCTAACTCTAATTTCATGCTGCACTCCAAGGTGTGCCAGTAGCCGTAACAGGATTCTTTTGCAAAGCAATATTAGCCGCTAGAGCATCTTCTGTTGCTTGCTTATCAACACCATTAGCCCATACCCAATTCAATACTTCAGCCATCGTTACATTTGCGTATGGGACTGTTGGTGTACCAGAAGCCCATGAGGATGTTGAGTAAATGGATGCTGTGTAATCACCATCTGCGGCATTGCAACTCCAGTGCGCACAAGTAATGAAACCTGTTGCAGTTTCGTAATCGGTTTGAGTTATTACCCAGTTATAAGTCGTAGTCATAATTTACCTTTCAAAATTGTTTTGCAAATTTGCCGTGATACAAGTTTCTTGCTTCTTGTGCAACAAGTCCTGCAAGTTCTAGGTCATCAAAGTAGCCAATAGATTTTGACTTGCCCTTAGTGCAGACACGCACAACCCAAGACTTGCTATGCTTGTGCCAACTAACACCACGAAAGCCGCTTGTGTTACTTTTGCACATACCCTTGTTGTATTGATTTTCGCTTCTAGTAGCTTCACGCAAGTTTTCAAGTCGATTGTCTTGTTTGTCACCATTGATATGGTCAATCTCTTTTGGCAAGTAACCATGCTCAAGCAAGAAAATCAAGCGGTGAACTTTGTGTGGCTTGTTCATCCAAGTCACATGACGATAGCCTGTAGCATGGATTGAGCCTACTTCCTGACCAACAAGATACTGTTTGTTAGGGTGCATGACTTTTTTCCAGTACAAATGACCATCTTTGTGGTCAAAGTATTCTGCTACTAATGCTTGATTCATGGATGTGCCACCTTATAAGCATCAAACTCTGATTTTAATTCCTGAATGGCTTTAAAAGCCAAAGAAACCATTTGCCCATAAGCCAAAGCGTCAGGGCTTCCGTCTTCAGCGTATTGCACAAACTCAGTCAATCCTGCTTCATGCACTTCTTCAGCAATCAAGCCACCAAATACTGTGTCACCATCGTTTTTGCCTTTATAGGTAACAGGGCGCAAAGCCATCACTTTTTCAAGACCATGTGTTGCGTCTTGAATATCAGTTTTGTACTTTAATGATGAAGTGGAGCGTTGTAGCTGACCGCTACTATTAACCACCATATTTGCGGCAGTTGCAGTTGTGTAGTTGTATGGGCCTAATGAACCTGTGGTTGCAGTTGTTATAAGACCATCAGCACGAACAGTAAATAAGTCTGCGCCATTTGAATCTACTTGATAAGTTGACCATGAAGTATTTGCGGCATTTACAGATTTAACGCAAAGACGACCCCCATTTGAAGTTCCTAAAAGAGTTGTCGTGCCAAGCAAATAATTACCATCAGCCGTTAGTGTAGCCGCCTGAGTAAAGGAGATAGTGTTTCCTGCTGTGCCTGAGGGTGCGGTTGCCCAAACATGCTTACCAGTTTCGGTTATTTCATATTTGCCTATTGCTTGGCTTGAAACAGTGTATCTCCAATTAAAACCGCTATCCAAATAAGCACCAGCAACTAAGCCAGTTAACCCGCCACTACCCCATCCATAAACACCGTTGCCAGCTCTGCCAATTTCAAAGCCTTTATACGCACTTTGCCAAGCACTCGGAGTAACTCCCAAGCCTAGATTGCCTGAGGAGTCGAGGCGCATGCGTTCTGTGAGGTCGCTTGCAGAATCCGAAGTGCCAAATTGCAAGTAGCCTGCAAAATTTCCGCTAGTGCCATTTTCTTTACGGCCTGCAATGTGTCCATAAGAAATTGAGGCCGTGCTGCTGGTTGTTCCACGCCCACCAAAATTGACAGAGCCTCCAGTATCAATAGCCATGTTGCTATTAGACTCAATGAATAACAAAGCACTTTCAGAATTAAGTGCGTAATTTGTGCCAACAATTCGAGCACTTGCAAAATACGCAGCATTATTTGCCGTGCCAGAAGAAAGCACATCCAACTTATAAGCAGGATTGCTCAGTCCAATACCTACATTGATTCCACTAGCCGTATAAAGGCTTGAGGATGTGAGGGTTAGGGCTTCTGCGGAGTTAATTGCAAAAGCAACATTATTTGCAGAAGGCAAATACATTCCGTTAGTAGGAACAGTAGAACTTGATGGGATAAACGAATTAGATGTAGTGCTACCTGTGACTGCAAGACCGGTGGAGGAGAATTTGGCTATTTGCCCCGCTGCTTGGTAAATATATACAGCCGCACCTGCAGTATCTCCACTCTGTATTATGGCGTCTCCGCCAACAGTAACTATTTCCGTAGTGGATTCATTACCGCTTAAACTTAAATTTGCTCCACGGGTTTGAGAATTAGCGCCACCGCCCGATATGGTTATTGTTTTGTTATCCGAGCCATTAGTCGTGCCGGAGTTAATTAGTCCGTTTGTTGCGCTTAGTGTTAAAGCACCCGTAGCACTTAGCGTAGTGAAAGCACCACTAGATGCCGTAGTAGCACCCACAGTACCATTGATGTTGATAGAGGCAGTACCTGTAAGATTAGTCACAGTACCGCTAGATGGTGTACCCAATGCACCATTGAACAATACTGGCGCACCAGCAGAGCCTGTATTAACCGCTAGAGCAGTAGCAATGCCAGTACCTAGACCTGATACACCTGTAGCAATTGGAAGACCTGTAGCGTTCGTTAAGGTTGCGCTAGTGGGTGTTCCAAGGATAGGTGTGACTAGGGTAGGAGAGGTAGCAAATACTGCTGAACCACTACCAGTTTCATCACTCAAAGCAGTTGCCAGTTGAGATGAAGTGAATGAACCCAAAGAGGTTGCATTGCCAACAGAAGTGACTGCACCTGTTAAGTTAGCGTTAGTAGTGACGTTACCAGCAGTCAGACCAGAAGCAGTGCCTGTGATGTTTGTGCCTACCAAGGCTGATGGAGTGCCAAGGGCGGGAGTGACTAGAGTAGGGCTATTGGCGAACACCAAAGCACCACTACCTGTTTCGTCTGTGACAGCTGCAAGCAAGTTAGCACTGGATGGTGTACCCAAGAAAGTAGCTACACCCGTACCCAAACCACTCACACCTGTAGAGATTGGCAGGCCTGTGGCGTTTGTCAAAGTACCAGAAGCAGGAGTTCCCAATGCGGGAGTCACCAGTGTTGGCGAGTTTGACAACACTACATTGCCTGTGCCAGTAGATGAAGTTACACCAGTACCACCATTAGCAACAGGAAGAGTGCCAGTAATGTCGGCAGTAGAAAGACTTACTGCATCCCATGTTGCATTTGTGCCATCAGTCTGAAGATACTTGTTAGCGTTACTTGTTTGGCTAGGCAAGAGGTTGTTCAGAGCAGCAGTAGCCGTAGAAGCACCTGTACCGCCATCAGCAACCGCTAAGTCTGTGATACCTGTGATTGAACCACCCGTGATAGCGGCAGCAGAGTTATCTGTCTTAGTCGCAACAGCAGTAGCAATGTTATTGAACTCGGTATCAATCTCTGTACCTCGGACGACCTTAAGTGGATCGCCAGGGGTAAGGTTGTCTTTGGTTGCAAAGTTAGTACTTTTTGTGTAGTTACTCATGATATTTTCCCGTTCTTAGATTGAATTTCAATCTTCTGAATTGACAGTTGAGTGCCGTTGATAGTGGTTTCGTAACCTGTTTGAACAATTTTACCCGCACCAGAAGCGTTTACATCTAGTGTCTTAATCAAGAGTCCACCTGAGTATTCTGCTACTCCGTACTCAGCAAGACCGTACTCATAGTTTTGTTGAGTAGGGATAAAAGCATTTTCTGACAAGTAGTTGGCAGCAAAGTCAAAGCCCCACTTAATCGTCACGAACTGGTTAGAGCCACCAATGATGATGGCCTTGATTCGTTTGAGAATAGAAATCTGATTCTCATTACCAAGGTCTGCATGGTTCGTAAAGTAGCTCAATCGGTAAGTAGAGGTGTTATCTAAGAAACTTCCATACTTGCCAATAAAGCCACTCTTACCGATATACAGATCACCATTCCTGAGTGAGTACAAAGCTGTAGGCGTAATAGAGTCCCACTTGGTTACTCTAAAAGCACCATCTTGTAATTGCATCTTTGTATCGAAACAAAAGACTTGACCTGTTACTGGAAGAGTCAACAAGTAAAACGCATTCTTTTCTGAGTAAACAGACTTCAGATTAGCCAAAGTCTCTACTGCCAAAGATGAAATAAGGTCAGAACGCACATTCTTGGACAAGTCTCTAAGAGGTGCAGACTTCTCTTGGATTGTCCTCATCAGAGAACGAACCCCAGAGTCTGACAAGAAGATCACATCAGTACCAATTGACTGAATAGTGTCCCTAGCAATACACCCAATAGAGCCTACTGTGTCTGACAGAACCAAGGATGCGGGAGTGGAAGCACCTGAGTAAACAAGAATCTGCCTCTTGCCAAAGATGAAAAAGAAGTCATTGTGAGCCGCTAGACCCATGATCTCGTCAGCACCATTAGGCCAAACACGAGATACATCCAATGTTCCTGAAGTACCGCCTGACCATACATGACCCGCAATCAGATCAGAGAAGGTAATAGTGACCTTATCTGTAGATGTATTAGCTACCCACAAGCGACCAAAAGCTGAGATGGCAATATTTGCTTGAGGAACAGTTGCAACATAGCCTGACTTCTCAGATACCCGTCTGAATGTTGTAGTACTGACAGCGGGATCAAAAATAAGTGGATCGTGACCAGTTTGGAAAAAGTAAGCTATGCCATTCAAAGATGCACATTGCCAATTACTTGCCGTAATGGTAGGGGCAGAACCCCCACCACCATAGGTCAACTCAGTCACTGCGTTAGAAGTTCCAAGTTTGAATAGCTTGTTGTTTCCCGCAAACAGAACAGTCAAAGTGCCATCAGTTTGGACTAATTCATGGATTACACCCACATTGTTAGAGCCTAGATTGCCTGATGAAGCGTTAACAAGCGTAAAGCCTTTTCGTGCGCCAATACGACCAAATTGATCAATTACACAGTTAGACGCAGTTAAAGCAAAGCCAGAAGATAAATCTAAAGGCGAGTCTTGCGTGTTCAGGCCATAAAAGCCTGGTGCGCTAATGCTTTGACTTTGTAAAGGAGCTGCCATTAGACCGCCACAAAGTTATCTTCAGGGTAACGAGTGCTTTCCAATGCAATAGCGTCAGATAGCATTCCACGGAACAGAGCGTACGCTTCATTAGAAGCAGTGCCTCCATCTTCACCACGCTCAATCAAACCACGGGCATAGGCACTTTGGGCAACCAAATAGTCCAATACCTTGACTGAAGTTCCATCAGAAGACAGATTAGCCTGTGGGATGGTCAAATCAAACTTCAGTGTATAGACACCATCAGGAACGGGAAACAGATCAACCTTTGTGTCGCCACTGCCATCTACACCACTAAAGCAAAACTCACTAGGAATAGACTGTGATGGTGTACCAAAGTTGAGCTTGCGGTTCATGTCCGCAGTCGTGGTGTTATCTAATGTTATAACACTGGTAGTGTTAATAGCGTCATTAACACGGAACTTCTGACCCGCACCCGTCAAAGCGTATGAGCTTGTGCCACTGGTGGTAGTAACTGTAATTGTTTGTCCTAAGACATTCCAATTATAGGAATCTTCAATCTGACGTTTAGCATCATTGACAAACTTGCCAATCAATGCGGAATAGGCGGTTTCTGACACTGTAGAAACAGTTGTCTCACGCAATCGAATGAGAACATCGTTAACAAGTTCTAAGTAGGTCATGTTCTTTGCGCTCCTTGAACCTCAAATGTTGCAATAAAACTGAATGTACTAGCAGCTTCAGTAGTAAGTTGAATCCTATCGCCTTCTTCTAAAACGATGTAAGCAACACCATTGAACTCAAGGTATTCTTTAGAAGTTAAGGTATATGCGGTAAGAATGTCTAGTGTTGTTGCAGTGCTTGCGTCATACCACTGAACAGTAATGCTTTTAGTCGAGCCGCCAGTATTGTGGATGTACATCACAGTAAACTTGGCGTAGTAGCCTGTAGGAACTGTATAAACAGTTGTCAGCGTTGCGGCTGTTGGGTTAATTCCGACAGATACTGGTCTCACTTCATATTCCTCTTAGAGATCGCTTTAGCCTTAGCTTTAGCGTCTTCCTTGGACGTTGCGCCCCAAGCTCTAAGAGAAAGTAAAAGTCGGGTAGGCTTTCCATCTTTCATCTCAGCGCCAGGCATATTGCCCATACGTGCTAAAAAGGATGCCCTACGAGGGTTATCTCCCGACTTGACTGGTGGTTTTAAATTGCCACCTGTTTCTGCATTATACGATGCTCTTCCTTTGGCATTCAAGCCCCCCTTGGGGTTTTTTCCTTCTTTTGTTTGCCAAGCAGGAGATTTCATTTCTTCTTTGCGGTCTTAGCCGCAGCCTTAAATGCCGCCTCAGTAGGAGCACCTTTAGAACCAACCTTACGCATCTTTTCCTTAGAACCAGCTTTGATGCGCTCTTGTTTGGCATTGATGTTAGCGTAAAGACCTTGTTTCATTTCTTACCCTTTGGTTTAGACATACCCGCTTCGGATAAAGCAATAGCCAAAGCCTGTTTTGGGTTAGTAACGACCTTTTTATTGGTAGTCAACTTGCCCTTGCCAAACTCAGTCATCACCTTGCTGATCTTCTTTTGGGCTTTAGTTTTCATTACTTGCCCCGAGAAGACTTCTTCATCATGTTGGTAGCCGTGCGACCACCACGGGTAGGCAGACTTTTAGGCTTACCAACAGCAATCATAATTGCCAATGGCATACCTTTTTTGGTATCCTTTTTAGTCTCTTTAGGGCTAGAAGTCTTAGTTTTTCCGTACATCATTTCGATTTCTCCTTGGTTATTGGGCCACCTGATTTCCAAGCATCACAAGTTCTTGCCGCAGCACAGGTAAACTGAAACAAATCACAATATCCTAGATCAGCCGCCTTGACAAATTCTTCGTCATAGGACAACTCATTCTCACCCTCGTCTTTTTCCAAGCCACCAATGATGCAAGCCATCATATTAGGTGTTTGGATAAAGGCGGCACAATTCCCACATAGCATACTTTTGATATTTTCTGTGGGAGCGTTGTACATCTTAGCTTTTTTAAGCCAAAACGAATCATTAGACTCTTCAGGATTTGGTGGGCCATAGCCAAACTTCTTGAACGCATTGTTGCGGTTCTTTAGATTGATAGACACATCCTGAGTGGCTATTGGACAAGTAAGGCCAGATAAGAGTTTCATTTTGTAAATACTCTGTCAGCGATAAAAGTGATAAGGCCACCAACAAAGGAGGCAATCGCCATACCGACAAAGAATCCACCTTTAGATTTGTTAGCCATCTCTAAAAGCGTTTTAATATCTTGGCGAAGTGCATGGACTTCTGCTTGTAAAGCCTCAACTTGGGCTTCTAGCTTACCAAATTCTCTTGGATCAATTTCCGACATTTGAAACCTCTTTTTTTGGTCTTCCAACCTTAGGTTTATCTTCGTCTTTCTTTGGAGTTTCCTCAACAAGAACGTATCCTTGATGACCTTTCATGCTATCAATATCATGCTGATAGGTAAAAGTTACTGTGTTTCCACTTGCTAAACAACGAAAAGTAGCCATAAAAACTCCAAAAAAAGGGGGGTATTAGCCCCCTTTAATTAAACTGCACGACCAATAATCAAGGTCAATGTAGTTGATGCCAAGTCTACAGAACTGCCTGTAGGGTTGTAAGACACGATAGTAACTGTATTAGCGGCTGAAACATAGGCTCTACGAACCAAACCTGCCTCAGAAACGCCAATAGACATACCGATAACCATATCGCCCAAAGCAACGCCTGGAACTGTTACTGTATCTGTATCAGTTGCAGTAGTAGCTATTGATGCGGTATTTAGAGTGCATGAAACTTCCCAAGTGTCTGCAAACAAACCACGGAATTGGTCATTGCCCCTACGGGAAACGACTGCTGTTGCTGCTGCCATAATAAATCTCCTTGATGTAAAAAATCCCCCCACCGATTAAGGCGAGGGGAAAAGGCAACTATTAGGCTGGAACTGCTAACGCAAATGCGCTAGAAGACAAAGCTGCACCAACAGTAGCGGCTGTACGCATTGCTTTCACACCATACAGTGTGTCAGATGTGAACAAGGTAGCCAAGTAGTCTTGTTTGTACTGAGTCTGTGAGCGGATGCCCATTTGCTCAACCAAAACCATAGAGTCCTTGTGACCCATCAAGCAGATACGATCTGTTGTGG